AATCGCTCTGGCGATGTCGACGTCAACCACCGTAAGTTCAAGAAGACGCTCAGGGCCGCCGTCCAGCAGTACGGCCTCGACATGCTCACCCCGTCCCAGCAGGAGCGGCTTGAGAAGGCGCCATACGAAGAAATCACTCTCCGCCACGTCGTCATGCCAGCGGCCGACATCGGGCGGTACGACCTACCCCGCGGCAAGCTCGGCGGCAAGCCGTTCGCATCCCTGACGATAAACCCCGACAGCGGCGTGCTCATGCGCGTCGGTGGGTACTGGGAGTTCCCGATCCTCCATCGTCGCTGGCGTGTGAGCGATAGCGCCTATGGGTATTCCCCGGCTGCAACGCTGGCCCTTGTCGACGGGCGCGTTCTTCAGTCCCAGGCCCGCGTGATCATGGACGCCGGCGAACTGGCCGTGGCACCACCACTGCTCGCCAAGCGCGATGCTGTGCTCGGTAGCGTCAAGAACTACCCGGCCTCGGTCACGTGGCTCGACATGGACTACGACGAGCGGTTCGGTGACATCGTTCGTCCTCTCGAGACCGGCGGCAACGTCAAGATCGGCCTCGACATGAAGGTCGACACCCGCCAGATCCTGCAGGCGGCGTTCTTCCTGAACAAGCTTTCGCTGCCGTCCGATCGCAGCATGACGGCCTATGAGGCGTCCGAGCGCGTTGCCGAGTACGTCCGGTCGGCGGGCCCGGTGTTCGAGCCGTTCGAGGCAGACAACGAGCGCGTGCTGTCGACGCTGTTCATGATGAACATGCGGCTCGGCTACTTCGGCCCGGTCGAGTCGATCCCAGCCGAGATCAAGGCCGGCGAAATCAACTGGGTATTCGATACCCCAGTCTCCCAAGCCTACAAGCGCATCAAGGTCCAGAAGGCTCGGGAGACGGTCGAGCTTCTCACCCCGCTTCTCCAGATCAAGCCCGAGGTCGTCGACAACGTCGACCTCGACAAGATGACTCGCGACACGATGGAGAACCTCGGCGGCGAGGCCTCGTGGCTCGTCCCGATTGAGAAGATCAAGGAAGAGCGCGATGCGCGCGCCGCCCAGATCGCCGAGATGGAAGAGATGAAGAAGGCCGATGCGATGGCCGGCCTCGCCGACAAGGCGGCCGGGGCCGGAGCCAAGGCCGCAGGCGCGGTGCCGATGCTGCCTCAGCTTCAAGCGATGTTCGGCCAGCAGCAGCAGGGGCAGCAAGAGCAGCCGATCGATCCGCTCGACGACTTCCCAGACGTCGAGGACCCGTTCGCTGACATGATGGCAGGTGTTCAATGAGCCTCATGCCCAACACGCGCAAGCGCCCGCTGCACACCGGTTTCGTCAAAGAGCGTACCCTGCATTTGCCGCTTGAGCGCGACCCCTGGATGCCGCCGCCCTACGACAACAGCGACGTCGTCGCGTTCCGGGCGCTGCGTGAAGGCCGAGCCGATGGCTACCAGCAGATGCGGGCCATGGAGTGGATCGTGTTCGCGTCTGGCACCTACGAAAACCCGTTCAGGCCAGGCGGCACGGACGCGGACAGAGCAACCAACTTTGCAATGGGCAAGCAGTTTGTCGGTCAGCAGATCGTCAAGCTCATGAACACGCCCGTGCGCAACGACGAGCAAGGGGAACAAGACTAATGCCTCCGATGATGAACGACGACGCCGACGCGCTCGATGCCGATGACACGGTCGATACCGGTGCTGATGAAGGTGGTGCGGGTACGCAAGAGACCACCAAGGTTGCTGCTGGCGCCGCCGACAAGGCGACCGACGGTCAGATGACCGCCGCCAACTGGGACGAGAAGTGGCGCGACAAGATGATTGCCGGACTGCCCGAGACGCAGCGCGAGAAGGCCAAGCCGTATCTGGCCAAGCGTTCGTCCCCCTACGACGTTCTAAACGCTGCGCTGTCGGCCGACGCCAAGATCAGCGAAGTGACGCGCGATCGGGTCAAGATCCCAACCGGCAAGAACGACGACCCGAAAGAGGTCGAGCGGTTCCGCAAGGCGATGGGCATCCCCGAGAAGCCCGAGGACTACAAGTTCGAGATCCCCAAGGAATACGGCACCCCTTCGGAGCTTGACACCGAGCTGATCGGCGAATTCCAGCAGGAAATGCACGCGGCCGGCGCGAACCAGAAGCAGGTCGAGGTCGCCAGCCGGATGTACTTCGCCGTCCAGCAGCGCGCCAATGCAGCCAAGGCGGCTGAAGCCATGGCACTTGATCGCAAGGGCGAGCAGGAAATCAAGGGCTTCCACGGCAAGGCGTTCCCCCAGGTCGTCGAGCTCACCAACCGGATGATGGCCGACGGTCTCGGCAAATACGGCTGGACAGAGCCCCAGCAGCGTACCGACTTCCTGTCGATGCGGCTTGAGAACGGCCAGAAGCTCGGTAGTTTCCCCCCGTTCGTCAACTTCATGGCGGACCTTGCCAAGGAACGGGCCGATGAAGGCGCGTTCGACATGGGCGACGGGGACGACGGCGAAGACACGAATGCCCAGATCGCCAAGATCATCGCCACGCGCGACACCGATCCGAAGGGTTACGCGCGAGCCGATACCCAGGCGACCCTCGACAAGCTGATCGCCAAGCAGCAGCGGATGTCAAGGCGGAAGTGACGCGGCGCGGGCTATGACCGGAGCACCCGATGGACAGTCTTGACAAGTTTCTCGCGTGGTTCGACGGCTTCAGCGAGAACATCCCCGACCAGCCCGACGCCAAGCAATGGGCGCGGGTATGTTCTCGGATCAAAGCGCTTGAGGCGGCGGCAGAGTCACGGCCGCCTGTTGCGGCCACCCCGGTTGCGCCCCGCGCGCCGGTCGTTGTCCAGCCGCCACCACCTCCGACCTTCGCCAAGACGACACCGGAATGGAGCGCGCGCTACCAAGTCAAGCTGATCGAGATCGGCCTCGACGATGAAAGTGCCCGCGACATGGTCAACTCGACAGACGTCGACCTCGGCATCATGCCCGAGGATCGCGCCCGAGAAGATGCTGGTCCAATGATGAACTGAAGAGGTGGTGATGGACGAGAGCACGACAAAACCAAGAGACGAGCCGGTGCTGGTCGAGGATCAAAAGGTTCTGAGCGTCACCACCCGCCACGCCCGTTGCGTCCTGCTGATGCGCGGGACGGACATCATCAAGGCTCGCCGCCAGCCGGTTTGGCTCAACGGCGGGCTGGTACGCGTTATCGACTGAAGTTCGCACCTGTAAGGAATCCTTACAAGTGCACCATTCTCGGTTCCATCGACACGTCCATTCCGATGTGTCGATCCGATCAACACAAACCCCATTTCCAGTTTGGTCCTTTACGCCCGGCACCCCAGAATACCCGGCCCGAGCAGCACGACCCTTAGACCCAGGACAGCACCGATCGACTCACACGGCGGCATTCGTGTCGGCCCGTCGCACCTTCGCGTGCGCGGCACCCCGATCCAACGCCACCTGCGGGCACCCGACGCGCCGTTCTCCCGGACTGATCCCAACCGGCTCAACTCAGGAGAGATACAATGGCCGACATCACAATTATGCAGACGAAGTACAACATGGAGTTCACTCCAGTGTACGAGCAGAAGCAGTCCCACCTCCGTGGCACTGTAACGACCGAAGGCGACGTCAAGGGCGACAAGTTTATTTTCATCATCGAAGGTGTGGCCGACGAGGCCGTTACCCGCGGTGCGAACGGCAACATCCCTTACGCTTCGGACGACCAGTCGAGCCAGACGTGCGTGCTCGCCGAGTCGCACCACCTCGCCCGCAAGAACAACTTCCAGATCGTTTCATCGTCGGTGCCGCAGCGCACGTCGATGCAGCGCCGCGGTGTTGTCTCGATCAATCGCAAGACCGACAACCTCATCCTGACGCAGCTCGCAACCACCACGTTCGCGACGAACGGTGGCGGGACCATCGCCGGCATGGGTCTCGGCTCGCTGCTCGAGTCGACGGCCATCCTTGCCGCCAACCAGGTCCCTGACGATGGCGAGCTCTACGGCTTGCTGACTCCAATGGCATGGGCGCACGCGATGAAGATCAACCAGTTCGCCAGCGGCGACTGGGTGCCAGACCGTCCCTTCATGAAGTACACCATGTGGCGCGATTGGAACGGCGTGAAGTGGTGCCGTCACCCCAACCTGCCTGGCGTCGGCACCTCGGCTGCGTCGTGCTTCGTCTACCACAAGTCTTCGGTCGGTCACGGCCTGAACATGGGTGAGATGACGACCAAGGTCGGCCAGAACGAAGAGCACGACTACTCGTGGGCCCGCACGTCTGCCTACCAGGGCGCAAAGGCTCTGCAGGTCGGCGGCATCGTCAAGATGACCCACAACGACACCACCGCGCTCTAATCGCTGAGCGGGTGGTAACCGCCCGCTCGACGATCCTCGTTCCCCCCCAATCGTCATAAAGGACCAATCACATGGCATATGATTCCCTCGAGCTTCGGCTCATCACCCAGGCCGGCAGCGCCGGCCAGACGTGGCGCTACGAAGGAACGGACACCCCGTCCGTCGTGGCCGCCGCCAACTTCATCTCCGATGCCAAAGAGCGCGGAATGAACATTGGCGACAAGGTTGAGGTCCGTCAGTTCGCCACCACAGCCAAGGCCGCACTGACGGCGAGCAGCGAGTTCGTTGCGACCGCAGTCGCTGCGGCTGGTGCAACCCTTGGCGCTGGCAGCAGCGGCACGGCGACTGCCGTAGCTGGCGCGGCAACGCTCTCTGCACTTCGGGGTGTGGTGACGACGGAAGCCCTGACGACTGCTGCGGCTGCCGAATACACGCTAACTTTGACCAACACCCAGATCGCGGCCGGCGATTTTGTGCTGGCTACGGCAGACGCCGGCGCATCGACCGGCACGCCCGGCATCGGCGGCTGCACGGTAACGGCTGGTCAGGTGGTCATCACGGTCACCAACCACCACGCATCGGTAGCTTTCAACGCCGCCATCAAGATCGGATTCCTGGTCGTCAAGCCATAAGCCGAGCGCTGAGCATCTGAAGCACGCGAAGGGGCGGTCCAGTCAAACGGGCCGCCCTTTTTCCATTTGAAACAAGGAACATCATGGCCAAGACACCAACCAAGGCAGCGGCCTCCGCCCGCAAGGTCGCGCTGCAGCTACCGAGCCAAGCCATTCAGCCGGCAGGAAACCTCTGGAACGGCTGGGCCGTGATCGCCCCGGCAGACCACACCATCGAGGACTGTCTGCACCCCCGCTATCTGTGGACCAAAGCCGAGCAAATCCGCCCGCTCGACTACATTGAGATCAAGCACGTCCACGGCAATTTCGTTCTGTGCCTCGACGTCATTCGCACCGACAACGCCGCCCGCGCGCTGATCTGCCGGCCGCGTCATGTGTTCGACTATGCCGAGTCCAGCCTGCCGGATGCCGATCTGTCTGGCGCTCGCATCGAATTCCTCGGGCCAGATCGCCAGTGGGCTGTTGTCGATGATCACCATGTCGTCGTCGACAACCAGCCGACACGCGCTGACGCCGAATCATGGCTCGCCAAGCGCACGAAGAAGGCTGAGGCCGCCTAATGCCCACCAAGCTGACGGTATTCAACAGCGCGGTCGGCATCATGGGGCTTAACCTGCTCCAGAGCGACACGGCACAGAACGAGGTCGTGCGCACGCTCAACACCCACTGGCTGCCCGCCTGCGAATACTGTCACGAGAAGACGGCATGGGACCACGCTAAGGCCCGGGCCAATCTCGGCCGGCTCGAGGCTGTTCCCGTATCGACCTACGACTACTACTACGCCCTACCGAACGATTGCCTGCGGGTTCTGCACGTCTCGGATACCGGCGATGACGGGGACGATCTTCTCGATTACTCCATCGAAGAGGGCAAGATCGCGACGTCAATGGGAGCGGTCTACATCGTCTATGTGTCCGACCGGCGGATCGACAAGCCGGGGGCGTGGTCTCAGACGTTTGCAGATTTCGTGGCGGCGGATCTAGCCCTGAGAGCCGCGCCCAAGCTCAACCCGTCAGCCAAAGACGATGCCATGAAGGCGGTCAAGCGGTTCGGCTCCGACGCGATCGGGCTGGACGCCACGCAGGGCCCGACCAAACTCCAGAAGCATGGTTCGTGGTCGCGCGCTGCTCGAGGATACCGCCGCGGCGGCAACATTGACCGCGAGCAACGCTGATGGCGCTAGGGTCTCGGCTTCCGGCGCTCTGTGTGGGCGAGGGTTGGCGTGTTGATTGCGTCTTCAATGGTCCATCTTGTGGAGCGCACAAGACGCGATCTAATCGTTTCCTTCGGCACGCCAGTCGCCAGCGCAAGCTGGATCATCGTGTAGGTCTGGCCTCGGTACTCGAACAATTGGTTCGTCGACCTGTTGTTGGCCTGCTGTTTCTTGTCGCCCCACCGGCAGTTGCCTGGTTCATAGTGCCCGTCGTTATCAAGTCGATCAAGCGTCGTTCCTGGCGGCCGCTCCCCCATGTCGGCGAGAAAGTTGTCAAAGACGAGCCACCTCTTGCACAGCTTGATGCCCCGTTTTCTGTAATGTTCGTAGCTTGTGGAATTGGGTCTGGTGCATCGCGAAACCATGTTTCGCCACGACGTGTAGGTTGGCGATGGTGGCGCGGTGCGGCTCGTGTGCTTGTGGCGTCCCCTCAAGCATCCGCAGGACTTGGTGTGGCCAGATCTAAGCTTTTCGCTGGTCACCACAACCTCATCTCCGCACTCGCACCTGCAACGCCACCTCAGGTGTCGTCCAGGACTTGTTGCGGGCAAGCACTCAATGGCTATGAGCCTGCCGAAAGTCTTGCCAACAAGATTTTTAGCCGCCGACATCATCGCGTCGCCCTCTGTCTTACGACACTGTACCATCTATCAACAACGCGTTCAACCGTTGGAGCGTTTTGATGTCTAGGTCCAGTCTTACGGCACCTTTCGTCGTGTTTAATGGCGGCGAAATCGGCAGCGAGACGCTGTCGCGCGTCACCCTTGAGAACTACGCGGCGTGCTCCGAGACGTGCCTGAACATCTGGCTTGACGCCAACGGACCGATGGGGCTTCGCCCTGGGTTTGGGTTCCGGGCCGACCTCGGGACCGAGAAATTCAGGCTTCACCACTTCGTGCGCTCCGTGCGCGAGAAGTTCATTCTGTGCCTCGGCGACCAAACCTTGCGCATCGCGACTGGCGACGCAGACGCCGACATCATCGCGCGTCCAACGGCAGGTGCGACGATCACTAACGGGACGTTCGCCTCATCGTTGAGCGGATGGACGGACATATCCACGTCCGGGGCATCGGCAACGGTAGGCAGCGGGCGCCTGCTCCTCAACTCGAACGGCTCTGCGATCGCTGGTATCCGCCAGCAGGTCTCGACATCGACTCCGGACGTGCTGCACGCGCTGAACATTCACGTCCACCACGGCCCGGTGATCCTGAAAGTCGGGTCGTCGGCCGGCGGCACGCAGTATATCGAAGAGCGCAAGCTGCGGACGGGGCATCATTCGCTGGCGTTCAGGCCAGTCGGATCGTTCTGGGTCGAGATAACATCGTCAGCCTATCGCCAGATTGAGGTCGAGACGATCGCGATCGCCAGCGCTGGCGATTTGATACTGGCCACGCCGTGGGAGTCAGACGACCACCAGTCGCTGCGCTTCCACCAGACGCTCAACGTCATGTACGTTGCGATCAGCACCACGCGCCAAAGGCGCATAGAGCGCTGGGACAACAATTCGTGGAGCGTCACCGAGACCGAAGAGGTCGACGGTCCGTTCATGGACCCGAACACCGACAATTCACTGAGGCTCACCCCGTCCGTGCGTGTTGGCAACGGCACACTTGACGCATCGCGGGACTTCTTCAAAACGGGCCACGTCGGCGCACTATTCCGCCTCACTCACCCAGGGCAGTTCGAGTCTCGCGTCGTGTCGGGAGATGACCAATGGACCGACCCGGTTGAAGTGCAGGGCGTAGGCGGGTCCCGCGCACTGACGTTCACGGTCGGGACAGGCCTAACCGGGACAGTTCGGATCCAGCGGTCGATCGGCAACACGACGTCGTGGGCCAACGCAACGACCTCGTCGTCGACCAGCGGTAGCGTCTCGGTTGCAACCGCCGGCACAAGCTTCGCCCTGGCGTTCAACGACGGTCTCGACAACAACCGAGTGTTTTATCGGGTTGGCGTCGAGACCGGGGAATACACGTCAGGTAGCGCGACGGTCACGATCTTCCACGCTGGTTCGTCGACGGAAGGCATCGTTCGCGTGACGAACTACGTCAGCGCCACGCAAGTCTTGATGGAAGTCCTCGACAACTTGGCCCAAGCGACGTCGACCGAGAACTGGGAGGAGGGCGCGTGGAGCGACTATCGCGGCTGGCCGCGCGCCGTCACCGAGTTCGACGGCCGGCTGTGGACGCTGCGCTCGGACCGGTTCTGGGGGTCCTACTCGGGTGCCTATGAAAGCCATGAGCGAGACGATGGCAACTCGTCTGCAATTGCTCGAGATGTAGCAGTCGGAGCGGCCAACGAAGGCCAGTGGATGATCGGCCTCGGGCGATTGATCATCGGCACCGAGGGCGCCGAGGTTGTGGTGCGGTCGAACGCATTCGACGAGCCACTGTCGACGACCAACATGACGGTCCGCGAGATGTCGACCTATGGTGTCGGCGACATCCAGCCGATCAAGATCGACACGCGGTGTCTCTACATCGACAACTCCGGCTTTCACCTGATGGAGATCGTCTACAACGTCCAGCTCCAGGACTACGTGGCGCGGCCGTTGACGACGCTTCACCGTGACATCGGTCGGCCAAGTGTCAGCCAGCTTGCTGTCATGCGCCGGCCAGACAGCCGAGTGTGCGCCATCCGCGGCGATGGCCAGATGCTGCTCAAGCTGTTCGACCCGTCAGAGAACGTGCTCGGCTGGGGCCGGTGGTCGTCGCCAGGGGCTGGCGGCATCATCGAGTCGGTCACCACACTGCCGGGGGTTGGCGACAACCAGGACGAACTGTTCATCTCGGTCAAGCGCGTGGTAAACGGCCAGACGCGGCGGTATCTTGAGCGCCTTGGACCTCTTTACTACGAGACGAAGAACGTTGCTTGTCGGCTCGACAGCTACGTGGCGTATTCGGGTTCGCCTCGCACGACATTCGACGGGCTGGATCACCTGGAAGGGCAAACCGTCCAGGTCTGGGCCGATGGCTATTTTGCTGGTACGTTCGCGGTCTCGTCGGGCGACGTAATATTGCCGGCTGCAGCAAGCACTGCTGTCATCGGGCTCGGGTATCAAGGTTTCTACAAGGGCCCCAAGCTCGCGCTCGGCGCCAAGCAGGGCACTGCCCTCGCCCAACAGGGGCGCCCCGTCGACATCTGCTTCATCCTGCGCAAGACCATCCGCGGCGGCATCGAATATGGCTGCAGCTTCGATGTGATGGACCGCCTTGATGACCGGATGGAGAGCGATGATTATGGCTCGGGCCCGGCCTTGGTGACCGAAACGACCGATCCCTACACGGTTCCCGACAGCGAACTGCAGACCGACCCGCGCATGTGCATCCGGCTCAACTCCCCCGGTCCAGCCTGGATCGACGGGTTCGTTGTTGGCCACGAACTGAGCGAGCGCGTCCCATGACGAACTGGTTAGACAAGTTCAACACGCCGCCAGAGGGCTACGAGTTCCGCCAGTATCACCCGTCAGACGGCGTTGAGATCGAAGAGGTGCTGTTTGATGTGTTCGGCGGCACGATGACGAAGGACGGCAAGCCGGTCGCCTACGCCGGGTTCAGCACGATCCAGGATCGGGTGTGGGCGTCGTTCTTCATCCACGACCAGAACATACGTAATCACGGGCTGTGGCTGATCCGGCTGATCCGCGAGAGCATCGCCATGATCCGCGATAGCGGCGCGCGCGAGGTCTACGTCCTGTGTGACACCCGCATGCCGAACGCCGAAGCGTTCCTCAGGGTTCTCGGGTTCAAACCACTGAAGGCCATGGAGAAGCCTGCCGACATCATCCTGTACGAGGGGTTGATGGGCGGGTTCAAGGCGTGGCGCATCCGCTTCGAGGAGAACAACTAAATGGCAGGACTAGCTCTCATAGCCCCGCTGATCAGCGGAATCGCCAGCGCCGCCGGCGCGGTTATGTCCGCTCAAGGGCAAGCGGACGCGCAAGAGGCACAGGCAAACATCAAAGACGCTGAAGCCCAGGCTCAACTTCGCCAGGGGCTCGAAGACTCGGCGATCAAGCAGCGCGAAGCGCAGCAACAAGAGCGCAAGACGAAGAAGATCCTTTCCGACCAGCGGGCAGGCTTCGCCAACAGCGGCGGCGGCATCGATTCCGGCTCTGCCCTTCAGGTTGCCACGGACACGGCCGAGCGCGGTATTCTGAACCGCGACGCGACGATCTGGGAGGGTGAGGAAGCCCGGGCCGGTCGGCAGAGCCAAGCCAACATCCTCGTGTATGAAGCCGAGCAGTATCGCAAGGCCGCCCAGACGACGCGCACGGCCGGTGTGATTTCGGGTGTGTCGGGCGTGTTCGGCAGTGGCGGTGGCGCTTTCAAGGGCAGCGGCGGTAGCAGTTCGGGCGGTAGTTATTACTACGATCCCATCAAGACTGGTTGAGGTCCATGGCGCGAATTCCAGATCAGAACGCGATCGCCGACCACCGTTGGCAAGACACGCGCAAGATGGAGACCTACGATGCGTCCGCAGCGCAGGCTCCCGGCAAGGCGCAGGCTGCCCTGGGCTTGAGCATCGCGAACCTCGGCAAGTCGCTCGGCGGTCTTCTGGCTGCTGCTGGGAAAGAGGACGAGAAGCGCCAGGAATACGAGACGACGGTCAAGTTCCTGGACTTTGACCTGAAACAGAAAGAACGGTTGGCCGACGCTGAGCGCAACATCCACCCCGAAGGGGATGGATTCCGCGAGAGTTACGTCAAGGCATTTGATGCCGACGCGCGGGAGTGGTTCAAGGGCGTGCCCGAGGCCAAGAAGGGCGAATACGACGTCAAGCTCCGCAGGATGGCGACGGAGCGCGAGTGGCAAGCGCGCAACATCGAGACGAAGCAGCGGGACAACTACCACATCGCCGACGTGCAGGGCGGTCTTGATGGCGAGCTGAAGATCCTGGACAAAGACCCCGACAGACTGCGGGACTCGATCGGTCGCGGTATGGTCCGTATTGAGTCCTCGCGCCTACCGGTAAACCGCAAGGAAGAGATCAAGAAAGAATTCGCCACCTCGGCCGAGAAGCGCCACATCGAATCCAGGCTGCAGCGCGGTGACGATCCCGACGAAGTGCTCCGAGACATCCGCACATACCCGACGCGGCCGCCCGATGGCGTTCGGTACGATGATGGGCCGCAGGGTGGCGGCGGTCCGGTCGAGAAAGATCCGAAAGCCTATCTGCAATCGCGCCTTGCGCCGGGCTACGAGAAGCGCACGTCGGACATCGACAACCTTCATCCCGTGATGACAGACCGGCTCGCTGCGCTGACAGCAGCCGCGCAAGAGGCTGGCCACGACGTTCGTATCATCTCTGGTCATCGCGATGCTGGCCGCCAAGCGGTGCTCTGGGATAACGCACTCAAGAAGTACGGCTCGGCATCGGAAGCGCGCAAGCACGTTGCACCCCCAGGCGGCTCAAGCCATCAAAGTGGCGAGGCAGTGGACCTACAGTACGGCGATCGTGGCGCTGGCCTTGGCGGCAAGCGAACAGCAGCGGTTGAATGGGTTCACTCCAATGCCAAGAAGTTCGGCCTGAATTTCCCGCTTGACCATGAAGACTGGCACATTGAGCCGGTCGAAGCCCGGCAGGGTGGCAAGCGGTACGGCGGCAACTACGATACCAGCAAGACGTACTGGCAGGGTGGCTCGCGGCCGTCTCCGGCTGGTGGCGGAAACGAAATCACACCAAAACTCTCGGCGTACTCGCCCCAGAAACCGGGCTCCGACATCGCCAAAATGGAGGGTGGATACGCCGCTGCTCGGAAAGGGCCAGACGGCAAGGCCGAGGTTCGCACACTCGACGATGTTGCCAGTGGCCGATCTCAATACATCACGCTTGCTGGCAATCCAAACCAGTACGGCAAGAAGTACACGATACCCGAGATCACGTTCATCGGGCCAGACGGCAAAGAGCAGACGCTCAAGAATGTCCAGGGCGTGGTCCACGATACGGGCGGCCGCTTCAAGACGGCTGCAGCCGATCGGTTCGACGTCCCGGTTGCGCGTGACATTGGCGACAAGGAGATGGCGTCGCAGCCGTTCCTCAAGTCGGGCGTCAAGTTCATCCCGGATGATGGCAAGGCCGTCGCTCAGTCGCCACCGCTAGAGCAGCGCGGGATGACGGCAGGCATGCGGCCGCCGGCGCAAGCGAACGCCCAGGTCGCCGACGCATCCGGCAAGATGTCAGATGGCGTGGTGTCTGAGATAAACTCTCGCGGCCAAGTCTCGACGATCCTCGACGGTATAGACGGCGATCAACCGCTATCTACCGTTCCAGCCGACACCCGCGCCAAGCTCATGGCCATCCTTCCAAAGGATGCCGAGAAGCAATTCACCATGCCGGACGGCACCAAGGCGTCCGCGATGGACGTCGTCACCGTCGGCCAGATCAAGAAAGCGTTCGCAGCGCCCGCCGAGCAAGCGCGCGATGCTGCTGCCGTCGCGGGCTCGGTTCAGCGCGACGACCACGGGGATGGAAGACCAGACTCAGGACCAAGGTACTCAGACAACGCCCCGTACCGGTGGTTGTCCAACAAAGACCGCGAGCTCATGGCTGGCAAGGCGGTCATCGCCCAACGCGAGATTACCATCAAGGCAGGCGAGGACGAAGCCCAGCGCATTGCCCAGTCGGGACAGGGCAAGGTCTACGAAGACGGCTCGACCTACCTCGAAAAGGCGCAGCGTGTCCTGACGCGCAACCAGTTCGAGAAGCAAAAGGCCAAGATCGAAAAGGCCCAGTGGCAGTTCAACGTCCTGAGCCCGTTGCCGAATATGTCCGAGGCGGAGCGCGCGCGCCATCTTGAGTCGGTCGGCGAGCAGATCGAAGCGACCAAGTTTGATCCAGGCTATGCGGATCGGTCGAAGGTTTATGAAGCTGCGGTTAAGACTGCGGAAAAGATGAACGAATTGCTTGGCAAGGATGCCGCAGCCGCGATGGCAGGCAGCGAAGAAGTCAAGAGCGTAATTGCGCAGATCAAAGGAGCCAAGGGTAAGACCATGGCGGTCGGCACCGGTTCTGATGGGCAGCCCTCAGTCACGCAAGAAACGATCAAGATGAGCGCAAACGAGGCTCGTGTCGCTTTAGTCGAGGCCAGACTTGCCGCTCAAGAGCGGATATTTGGGGATGCGCGCGACCCACGCACCAGGATCATCACCAAGGCGGAAGCCCTGCAGTTGCTGCCGATCGGCCGCCTTAGCGATATGGACGAAAAAGAGCTTCTGGATGTCCTGAAAGAGGGTGCCGCCAGAGCCGATCGCGCCTACGGCAAATACTCCAGAGAAGCATTCGACGACGCCGTCAAACTGCTGATCACAACCAAGACGGGGAAAGACGAAGCTGCTGGCGTGCTCCAGAAGATGGTTCGCAACGAACCTCTGTCGGCAATGGACATGCAGCGCCAAGCGATGGTCCAGCAGATGGATCCGATCAAATCGTTCCTCAACCCATCTCCGCCAAGTAGCATGAATGGGTTCGGGTTCAATGGTGCTAACCCGCCAGCAAAGCCAGCGGCCGCCGCGCCAGCAAAGCCAGCGGCCGCCGCTCCGGCGAAAGAGCCGACGACCTGGATGGGCAGCATGAGCGGGTTCGGGTTCAATGGTGACAACCCGCCAGCAAAGCAGGCGAAGGCGCCAGCAGGACCAGCCCAACCCGTGCAAGGCATCGGGAGCGCGCCTGCTGTTGTGCCAAGCGACGGCCGCCGTCCGGCGATCGCCAATCAGCCAATGGCAGGCGCAACGCCAACGATCAAGGATGTGGAGTGGCTGTTGCAGAACCCGGCCGCGCGTGCTGCTGGCTTTGATAAGGGGTTCGGCCCTGGATCGTCAAAGGCGCTGATGGAGTTCCTGCAGAAGAACGGCCCAGCCATGGGGCTAGGACAGCAGGGGCGGTGATCTAGCTGCGGCGCGAGCGCCGCGGCCAATAGCTGCCTCGCCACATGGGCGCATGGTCAAGGCGCGGTGCGAAGCCGCCGCACCACACACTGTAAAGCGTGAAAGTTCGCGTCGAGTAGTCGCCGAGTGGTAGCTCGACAGGATAACGTCTCAAGTTCGCCGATAGACGATCGTGAGACCCCATAAGTAAAGCGCCAGAGCGAAGCTACGCAGTGCGATTTCCATCATCGGCCTCCCGTCAGGTTGGTTGATAGGCACTCGATAGACGCTTGATAGACATCTAGTACGCTATCCGACCTACCCGCAAGCCCCGCCCTCACCGGTGGGGCTTTTGTTGTTTTCGACAGGACTATCAAATGACGTCAACGACCGACAGCATGGACGAAATGCCCCCGTCGTTCCGCGATGCGGAGCCTGCTGCCGATCAAGGACAATTCTCGACGCCGTCAGTGGTCTCGACGACGGGCGACGACGGCACGCCGCCGTCGCTTGCTGGTGCTGCACCCGGTCCAAGCGGAGCAAGCGCACCGAATTTCTTTTCCCCGACGGTCGAGTCCGCCGCACCGAATTTCTTTTCCCCGACGTTCGAGTCCGCAAAGGCGGACGGGTCGCTGGACGACGTCATCTACTCCAAGCTGATCCAGGCCGATACGGACCGGGTTACCAAAGGCGAGCGCCTAATTGACGGGCTGTTTGGTTACTTTGGTGTTGCCGACCCCAGTCGGCAGGCTGAGATCATCGCAGGCAAGGAGGCCGAGCTAAAGGCGATGTCCACTATGGACATGCTAGGTCTCATCCCAAGTCCAGCGCGCTTGCTGTACGGCATCGCCACGTCCGGCAGCACCAAGCCGATCCCGGAAGCCCTGGCCGAGGTGCTCGCTAGCCAGATGGGCGGGACGCTGGCGGCCTCCCGCAAGAAAACGTCCGACATCATCACGGCGGCGCGGAAGAACCCCGAGCGTGGCATCACAGACGACACGGTCTTCGGTGTTGCCCGTGCGGCGGCCGATGCCGGCATCCAGTCCGTTGTCGACATTCCCGTGTCGGTCGTCGAGGGCATTGGCATCGGTGCGTCGGTTGCTGGCTGGTCATTCGGCGCTGCCGACCGGGTTGAAGACAATTCGGTCCAGGCCGTCGCCCGATGGGCGCGCGCTCAGGCCAAGGCGGCATTCCCCGGCGATCCGCTTCGCCAGGAAGACTTTGCCGTCATGCTGGCGCAAGGCGTCGGCTCCACGGCCGGGTTCTATGGTGTCCACGCCGGCGCTATGGCAGCCGGACTGAAGACACTGCCGGCGATGCTGGTAACGGGCACGATCGGCGGCTTGGCAACGTCACCGCAGACCTACAACGATGCACTGAAGTCGCGCAAAGAGGGGCGCGAGGTGTCGGAACTGGCTCTTGCCTTAGCCTACGGAGGTGGCCTTGCTCTCGGCGGGGCCGAGGCATTGCCGATAGCGTTCAACATTCCACTCCCTGCTGTTGCCAAAAGCCGGGTGATGGCCTTGCTCCAAACCGTCGGCCGTGAAGCGGCCGAGGAAGGCGCGCAAGAGTTGGTCCAGTCTGTCGGGCAGGACCTGCTGGCCTATTATCTTCACGACCCAACGCGGCGCGTCGGCGACGATGCAAGCATGAGCATGCTGGTCGGCGCCCTATCGGGCGGCGGCATCAAGGCGGCAACCTTTGCATCAAAGGCAGCGCGCGACCGCGCCGTTGAGGAAGCCCGTCAGGCTGGCGGTATGCCACCGGTTGCCACCCAAGCCACACCCCAGGCATCACCCAAGACGCCGGGCAAGGGTGTCATCGACCTTGAAGCCTTAGGCAATGGCTTCCCCGCACCTCAAACGCCAGCCCCGGCGGCCAGCACGCTCGCCCCCGAAGACCGACTCCAGTTCTCAGACATTCGAGACAGCCTGCCGAAGAACGAGCGCGGCGACGGTGACACGGCCTACCTCTACCAACTGACGGAACACCTGACCGGCAAGCGGTACTGGAACACGCTCGACGACGCGGAGCGCGAGATTGTGTTTGGCGCATTGCGCCAGCCGGACTTTGGCCGGTCGCTTTTGGCGGTCGATCCCGCTCAGGTCCAGGCCGCAGCAGCCGGTGCCGTTCCAACCGCCACGAGCGCGGCAACGTCGCAGTCCGCACCGCCCGGCCGTGCCGCATCGCCCGCGCAGACCCCAGCAGCACCGGCCGCCGCAGGCCGCTCCCCGGCTACCGCGCCAGCGCAAGACCTGTTGCCAGCAGGCAAGGTCCCAGACGCGGCGATGGTCAAGCAAGTTCAGCGGGAAACCGCAGAGGCCGATGAAGTCGCTGTTCTCGAGCGTGCGCGCGAAACGTCTGTCCCGCCGCCGCCCGGCGAAGACGGCCAGGTCTACACGCTCGGTTCATCGCAGGAATTCGACCGGGCGCTGAACGCCGCCAACCGCGAGCTCGCAACCGCTCAAGCAGCGCTTGAGGTTGCCGAAGCCAACATGAACGCGGCCAAACCCGCAAAGAAACGATCGGCTGG